CAACCTATGACTCCGTACACTCCTCCGCAACAACCACAACAACCTAACTTAAGAATTGGTAGTGCTGCACAAACACAGAGTTGTCCAGATTGCGGTTCAGGAAACTACATGGCTGTACAGAATGCTGCTCCTCGTTGTTATGACTGCGGTTACCCCCTAGGACAATCAGGAAGTAGATACGGCGCATTGACTGGAGCAAAGGTTGAAGGCAATGCTAAGGGTGCACTAGGAAATGACACGGCAAGTAACTGGAACCCACAAGGAATTATTGGAAGGATTGATGGATGAATGATGAAGCCAAAAAAGTCATTGCACTTCTCAACAAAAAGTTTGGAGACAATGTTGTTGTTCTTGCGTCCGATATTCGTAGCGATCTTATTCCTAGGATTACTTCTGGTTCTACCACTCTTGATTACGTATTGGGTGGGGGTTTTCCTGGTAACCAGTGGAATGAACTTATTGGTGAACCCTCTCACGGAAAAACTGCGCTTGCGCTTAAAACTATTGCCGCAAACCAGCAAGTAAACCCAGAGCACACAACCGTTTGGGTTGCTGCAGAGCAGTGGGTTCCAGAGTATGCGGAGATGTGTGGGGTAGATACTTCACGAGTTATTGTTATTGAGACAAGCATTATGGAAGAGGCATACCAAGCCGTTATTCAGTTTGCTGAGTCTAAATCTGTTGACGCAATTGTTATTGACTCACTTCCAGCCTTGTCTCCTGCTCCAGAAATGGAAAAAGACATGAGTGAAGCAACCGTAGGTCGTGGGGCATTGTTGACCAATAAATTCTTTCGTGTAGTAGGAACCGCAATGAAGCGTTCTCTTGTAGAAGATGAACGTCCAGTATTAGGACTAATCATTAACCAGTACCGAATGAAGATCGGTGTTATGCATGGAGATCCACGCACAACTCCAGGAGGAGAAGGAAAGAACTATGCCTTCTTTACTCGTTGCGAAGTAAAACGTGACGAATGGATTGAGGTTGGTTCAGGAAATAACAAGGTTCGTGTAGGCCAAAGAATTAAAGTAAGAACATTAAAGAACAAAACAGCACCACCACAACGTGTTGCTTACTTTGACTTCTATTTTGCAGAAGGAGGAGATTGCGCCCCTGGTGAATTTGATTTTGCCAAAGAAGTTGCTTCTCTTGCAGTAGTAAAGGGAGTCATTGACCGCAAAGGCGGATGGTATTACTACGGAGAACGTAAGTGGCAAGGCATCGAGCCAGTCATTGCAAGCATTCGTGAAGAAGTCGAACTAAAAGAAGAGTTACAAAAGTTAGTTTTAGAGTCACCCGACAACCCAATGGCAGGAGCAGCAGATGAGTAAGAAAGAGTTCACAGTTAATGATGAACAGTGGGCACACGATCTTGAAAAAGGCGTTGAAGCATACACAGACATGTTGTTTGAAGCCGTGTGGGATGGTGAAGAGGACAACATAACCGAGACATTGTCTGAAGAACCTTTTTGCGGATGCGCTAACTGCTTTTGGAGAGAAACATTGTTCTTCTTAGTACCAAAGATTATTAAGGGTTACGAAGAAGGAAAGATTGAACTTGAAGAGTGAAGGTCAGAAACAATCGCAAAAACACGAGAAGCGACTAGCCAAGAAAACTAGTGGTTCTCGCACTGCTGCATCTGGGGCGTTTTGGTCAAGAAAAGGAGATGTTCGTAGTACTGACTTACTTATAGAACATAAGTGGACAGGAAAAAAATCTTTTTCACTAAAAGCAGATGTATTAGAAAAGATTGTTACTGAAGCAATTATTGACAGCAGGATGCCTGTGTTGGGGATTAGCCTTAACAACAAGAACTATGTACTATTAACCGAAGACGACTTTTTTGAAATGAGAGAGAAATTACAGGAAAATGGATGAACCAGAGTATGCTTGGCGATATGACGCACGATGCAGAGGTAAAGATGAAACTACACTCATCTTCTATCCGCCTCGTGATAAAGAGCAATATAAACTACTGGCGACTCAAGCGAAAAATTTTTGTTTTGGAGAAACAGGTAAGAATCCTTGCCCAGTCCGTGTAGAATGCCTTTGGGATGCAGTATCACGAGAAGAGCCACACGGAATTTGGGGTGGACTAAGTCACCGTGAACGCAACGCTTTAATCCGTAAATGGAGTAAGTTAAAGAAAACTAAAAAAACAACCCTAACCCTTAAAGACTACATTTTCAGTAAGGAAATCTAATGGTAACTGACCTAAAGAAGTTCTTGGATGCAACAAAAAGTGATTCAAGACTTATAGGCGATGTCGAACGTCATTTATTGAAGAAGCCTAGAGAAGACAGGTCTACCACCGTTCTTCACCCTTCTGAAATTATTAAAGATGATTTTTGTTTTAAATATTCCTATTATCTTATGACGGGTGGAGCCCCTAAGACAGAAAAACCAAGTTTACGTTTACAAAATATCTTTGATGAAGGACATGCGATCCATGCTAAATGGCAAAACAGATTTTATGAAATGGGAGTTATGTATGGAAAGTTTAAATGCTTAGTTTGTAAAGAAATAACATTTGGATTATCACCAGAAAAATGTGAGCACTGTGCCTGCAATGTCCTTGAGTATGATGAGGTTAGTCTTCGTGACGAAGGTTTACGTATGGCAGGTCACACAGACGGTTGGATTAAAGACTCAAAAGGTGACTGCTTGATTGAGATCAAATCGATAGGAGAAGGAACACTTAGATTTGAAGCGCCAGATCTACTGCTTGATGCCGATGGTGATCTTGTCAAAGCATGGAGAAACATTCGTCGACCATTCCGTGGTCATATGCTTCAAGGTCAAATGTACCTAGAACTTGCTCGCAGAATGTATGGGGATGAGGCGCCCCAAGAAATTGTTTTCTTATATGAATTAAAAGCAAACCAAGACTATAAAGAGTTCTCGGTAAAAGCAGACTACGAGATAGTAGAACGTATCTTTAAAAAAGCAGAGAAAATCATCAAAGCCATAGAAGATGGAGTCATGCCTGAGTGCAACGTAAAGCCAGGAGGATGTAAGCAGTGCAACTTGATCCAGTAATGCAGAAGGGGCTTGATTTACCAAAGCCAGTTTATGATCAAGTCATACTTCCACCAGACATAACTGAACTGAGCAGTGAACAACTGGCTGAGATGTTTACCGTTCTAACGGGATGGGCTGACTATATGTCGTCGCAGTTGGTACAGGCTCAGTTGGCTGAAAGAGACGCCCTACGCAGGGCAGAGTTTGCTGAGAGTAAAGCAACCGTAAGGTTGACTACAGGAGCGCCAAAGGGCACCACAGTCACGCTCATTAAGGCTCAGATAGACACAGACCCAGAGATTGTCGATTTGCGGGATAAGTACGAGGAGAAGTATGCTTACCGCAAGATCATGGAGATGTTGCTCACTAACCAAGAGAGAGACATCACCTTAGTATCGAGGGAAATAACAAGAAGGTCACAAAGTATGTTACGAAGAGATTCGTTCTAGACCTTTATAACGAGGAGGAATACATGAAGAAAATAGCAATTACATCAGCCCTAGTACTTGGGTTGATAACTACAGGAACAGCAGCATTTGCTGATTCCAATACTCAAATAAATGCAAACTCACAATTGATTTGCACACCAACAACGGCTACACCAACGCCATCAGCAACACCACGCCCATCAGACACATCAACAGTGACTACATCAACAGCCACAGTTACACTGCCTGGTCTAACTTGTAAGTGGGTAAGCCCTACACCAGTGGCTACACCAACACCTGCAGCAACACCACAGCCATCCGTTAGTTCGCTCTCACAAAATCAACGTGGGTATCAAAAAGGTCAACAGTCACAGCATGGCTATCAACAAAGTAATGGAAATAGTTTCAACAGTTATGGAACTCCACCAAATCCAATGTTTAACAGTCCACAAGCAAGTGAGCAGTATTACAACAACTTGCAAAACCAGATGAGTAGACAGAAAACTTGCTATCAACATGCTCGTCGTCAGTCACGTAACTATAACTATGGAAATTGCGGTAGCAGTGGTTATAACTCGTCCTGGTCAGGTTACGGTAACCGTTAAAACGTGATCATTGGTCTCTCAGGGTATGCCCAATCTGGTAAAGATGAGGTAGCAAATATTCTTGTAAAAGAGTATGCGTTTGAACGCATAGCCTTTGCAGATGCTATTCGTGATCTTTTGGGCAAGATGAATCTTGCACTAGAGGACGGCATGCCCTTAGAGATGTTGGTTAGAACTCATGACTGGGAATATATAAAAAAGAATTACCCAAGCACCCGTACTTACCTTCAACAGTTAGGTGTTGGAGCACGAGAAGTATTGGGTGACGATGTCTGGGTTATTGCAGCGTTAAGAAAACTGGATGATTTTAAAACAAATTATGTTATTACAGATGTTCGTTTTGAAAATGAAGCAACAATGATTAGACAGATGAATGGAAAAATTTGGCGCATTCGTAGAGACGATGTTGGTCCAATTAATGACCACATATCAGAGACAGCATTAGATGATTATAAATTTGATCAAATTCTAAAGAACGAGGGCTCTTTAGAAGACCTACAGAAAAGGGTTCACGAAAGAATGAAACTAGTCCTCTATGTCAACTAAACTTATTGAAGGAAAACCAATACCCAGAGATTCTGAAGTTACAGTAGGAATTGACCAATCGCTGACTGGATTTGCCCTAACAGTATTAGATGTAAAAAAGCCAGATCAATTTATTACGTGGGTATATAAGTCTCCTTATTTTGGTATTGAGAGATTGGCAGACATACGCCAATGGCTATCAGACAATCTAAACTACATAGATGAACATTGGTACTTGGAAGATGTAGCCATGGAAGGCACGGTCTTAGCAAGCCACGCAGCCCTTGTTTTGGGGGAACTATCAGCCACTGTTAGGTTGGCAATCTACGACCACTTTGATGAGGAAGATCCTCGACGCTATCCTCTTAAGGTTCCACCAATGACATTGAAAAAATATGCAGCAGGCAAAGGAAACGCCAAAAAACAAGAGATGCTTCTACAGATTTATAAAAGATGGGGTATTGAGTTTAATGACGATAACGCAGCAGATTCTTACGCCCT